TTTTGTTAATAACACTGCACTTGGCAAAATTTCAGGTGTAAACCTAAGTAATCCATATACTTTTTCTATTTTTGCAAAGGCAAAAGAAAGAACAAGTTTTCAAGTGGTCTGCCAGAGTTGGACCACATTTGACAAATACTATGCATATAATTTTAATTTAACCGCCGGAACAACAACCCTGGCGTTTAATACAGTAGGTTCCACTATTGTAAGTTCCACTATTACTTCAGTTGGTAATGGTTGGTATCGTTGTTCATTAAATGGTGTTACTTTAAACAGCACGGATACCACGGTGGCCATGATAACTCACATGATCAGTGGAGGAAGTACCAGCTATATTGGTGATGGTACCAGTGGCATGTATTTTTGGGGTGCTCAGATCGAACAGTCATCATCCTTGAGCACCTATGTGGCCACCGGAGCAACCACCAGCATCAACATCAACAACTTTGCTCGGCGTGAGCTCAACACAGGTTTAGAATATGTGTCAGGTGAATTTGATGAAGTCACTTGGAATCCACCCATAATCACATCTGGATTAGTATTAAATGTAGATGCATCCGTTCCTGCCAGTTATAATGGAACAGGCACAACCTTAACAGATTTGAGTTCATCAGGACTCAACGGAACACTAAGCAGCAGTGCCTTGCCGTATACAAGGTCTGGAGTTGCGGGTTATTTTAATTTTAACAGTACCTACAATATTGCATTTCCTGTGAGTACCACACTGAATTTTGAAGGTGTATTACCCTTTAGTTTTAACATTTGGACAAATCCTCAACTTGATCCAGGTCCCAACAATTACTATAGTTTTTACAGTAGAGATGCCAACCCAGGAACTGGTAGGTCCGGGTATACACTATGGATAACTCAGGATCTTGTTACGCCGACCAATATCAAAATTGGAACAGAAAGATATGCCAGTGGAGTGCAAAGCGGCGGCTATGCTGTTAGCATAGTATCTTCGGGATTTTTAGGTACATGGAATATGTTTACCGTGACCTACGATGGATCAAATCTAAGACTGTATAGAAACGCAGTTTTACAATATACCAGTTCGGGAGCGACCGGCTCAATTGTAAACAATGTCACTCCATTGAGTATCAATACTGCCAATCAAAATCGTCAATACATGGGACAATTACTGGCGTATAACACAACCTTGTCACTAACAGACATAAAGCAAAACTACAATGCAACCTGTTATCGTTATGGATTGTCACCAATTTAACGAGATAAATATAAGACTATGGCAAAACTTCAATCAGGCACAAGAGTATACGGCAATACGACAATTGATACCTTTATTACGGTAGGCGCAAACGCATCTATAACTGGTACAACAAATGCAACATCAAACTCAACAGGTACTTTAACAGTTGCTGGTGGTGTTGGTATCAAAGGTAATGTATTTACAGGTTCCATATATATCACTGGTGCCTCAAACAATCTTACATTTGTAGATGGTACAACACTATCAACATCTCCGACTGCTTCTATTAGTGCAGCTTTTACACAAGCCAATAGTGCTAATACATTAGCAGCCAATTCGTATATACAAGCAAATCTTGCCAATGCCATGGCATATGCGGCGTTCGCAAAAGCAAATACTGGTGGTTCTGGTTATTTGGCCAACTCTGTCATATTTGCCAATACAAATGGTTATTTAAGTAATGTTTCTTCTTTACAATTTTTCTCATCTAATAATACACTAGTAACCACCAACCTCACATTGAGTTCTGGTTCTGGTGGTTTGATTACTTTCCAAGATGGAACAACACAAGCAACGGCGGCAAGTGGTGCAGCAACAGATACAATTGCTAGAACACAAGCAAACGCTAGTTTCATCCAAGCCAATACAGCCAATACGTTAGCGGCTAATTCTTATATACAGGCTAATGCCGCATTTATTCAAGCAAATAGTGCTAACACCTTAGCAGCCAATTCATATATTCAAGCTAACGCCAGTTTCATTCAGGCAAATTCTGCTAATACTCTAGCAGCCAATTCATACATCCAAGCTAATGCTTCTTTTATACAGGCTAATTCTGCTAATACTCTAGCAGCCAATTCATATATACAAGCAAACGCCAGTTTTATCCAAGCCAACTCAGCTAACACCTTAGCAGCCAATTCATACATCCAAGCTAATGCTTCTTTTATACAAGCTAATTCAGCCAATACTCTGGCAGCCAATTCTTATATACAAGCTAATGCTTCCTTTATACAAGCGAATTCTGCCAATACATTAGCAGCCAACTCATACATACAAGCTAACGCTGCCTTTATACAGGCTAATTCAGCCAATACACTGGCTGCTAACTCTTACATCCAAGCTAATGCGGCTTTTATTCAAGCCAATAGTGCTAACACTCTTGCGGCTAATTCATACATTCAAGCCAATGCCGCATTTATACAAGCCAACTCAGCTAATACCTTAGCAGCCAATTCTTATATACAAGCAAACGCTTCCTTTATACAAGCCAATAGTGCTAACACCTTAGCAGTCAACTCTTATATACAAGCCAACGCTGCCTTCATCCAAGCCAATTCAGCCAATACACTAGCAGCTAATTCATATATACAAGCTAACGCCAGTTTCATTCAGGCGAATTCAGCTAATACCTTAGCAGCCAACTCTTATATACAAGCCAACGCTGCCTTCATCCAAGCCAATTCAGCCAATACATTGGCAGCCAATTCATATATTCAGGCAAATGCAGCCTTTATTATGGCTAACGCTGCATTTGCAAAAGCAAATACAGGTGGAGGTGGTTCAGGCAGTTTAAGTATTAATAGAGATACTTTTACAGCATCTGGATCTTCTGCTGTATTTAATTTATCATCTTCTGTATCATCAAGTAATAACATTATTGTTAACTTAAATGGTGTATCACAACTAAATTCTTCCTATACAATATCAGGAACAACACTAACATTATCAGAAACACCAGTAAATGGTACATCAATTGATGTTATAACTTTCCTAAGTGGTACTACTGGTGGTATATCTGCATCTGGTTATTTGGCAAACTCAATAATGTATGCCAATACAAATGGTTATTTAAGTAACGTTGCCAACTTACAATTTTTTGAAGCCAACAATACAATAGTAACAACCAATATTAAATTGTCTTTTGGTTCTGGTGGTGTAATTACATTCGCAGATGGTACTACACAGTCAACTGCTGGTGGTTCTACCACTTTACCATTGATATTGAATGATATTTCCAATCAATTTACTGGTTCACAATCAGTATTTACTTTGTTTACAGACCAAACAAATATTACAAGTAGTGATGTTGTTGATTCAAGAAACATGGAAGTAATAGTAAATGGTCTGCGTTTGGCGCCATATATTAAACAGAATACATATCCTTGGTTGACACCATATGATTCTTTTATAGGTTTCCGTGTAGTTTCTGATGCAAACACAGCAAACTTAATCATATATAATTCACCGGCACCAACAGACCAAGCGATAGTAACTATCATAAATAAGGCAACAAACGTACAAACTCGTAAGTATCCATATTCTGCTACAACGATAGCACTAGGAGATTAATTAAAATGGCAAAACATGTTATATCAGAAGCGTATACATTTACACCGTCTACAAAAACTATTGTAGTTACTGGTAAACTTATCCGCAAAGAACAATTGTTGTTGATTACAAACACAACAACCGGCACGGTAATTTATAATTTCTCCGATCCAAATTTACAGACAACGAGTCTTACAGCAAGTATATCTACCACAACTGGCCAGGAAACAACCACAATTGTATTGAACTTCAATACAGCTGCAATGAGTTCTACTGATAAGTTGGCAATACTTACAGAAGAAACTTACACAGAAATTACACCATCTGAAACATTAAGAGATCCAGTAGACAAGTTGCGTGTAAGTCAACCACAATCGTTAATTGATACTGACTTTGAATATGGATCACAACCTACAAAGTGGGAAAGTATTCAGATGTTGAATAATCGTCCTAGTGCTTTCTACGATTCAACACAATACACCCTTATCAGTGCAATAACATCTTCAACAGCGAACGTTAGTGTAACAATGACTGCGTTTACTGCTTCATCTGGTATACAAACTGCGGCAATTGTCTCAACTATCACTGGTATCAATAGTACAGCAGGACTTTCAGCTGGTATGACAATTATTAAACAGAGTGGTACTGGTGTATTTGGTTCAGGTGCTTCAGCAGTAATTTTATCAGTTGACAGTGCAACACAAATTACGGTGCAAACCACTTCTGCAATGACCACTGGTGCTATTGTGTTTACTTTAGCAATGCCATCTGTTGGCCAACCAATTTTTGTACAAGGCACATTAGATACATCTTATGCAGATGGATGGTGGTTATGTACTTCTTCATCCACAAGCACTGGTGTATTTACTTATGGTACAGTTATGGCGCCAACTATGGTTGGTGGTACATTATTTGATGCCACAAAATCTTACGTATACTTTGGAACCTTCTACACTGGTTCATTGATACCATGGGGTGGAACTGCAATTACTACAGATAACACCAGAGCTACAGTTAATACAGCCAACACACACGGATTGAGAATTGGTGACAGTGTGTTTGTGGTTGGTACAACTACTGATACAACATTGAATAATACTTGGGTAGTTGAACGTGTATTAACGAGCAACTCATTTACATTCTTAACAAACGCTGGTGCAGCAACACAAACAACACCATCAGTTGCAGGTTCTTCTGGTTTATATCCAAGAGGACAAGGTTATGTTGTACATAGACCATTTGATGGTGGTGTTCAATTCAGTAACTTATCACCATATCACGGATATCAAGTTATTCGTCAAACACGCCGTCAGTTCCGCTACCAATCTGGTAAAGCCATGCAATTCTCAACTGGTAGTATTTTGAAACCAGCATTGACAATTGACAATATAACAAATGGTGGTTCGGGTGCAACAGTTACCGTTACTTGTAAATATCCACACGGATTTTTACCTGGTTCTTATGTTAAGGTTTCTGGTTCAACTGACAATGCATATAATGGTATTTTTGCGGTTGCTACAGTCACAAGTCCTTTAGTATTTACATATACTAGCACTGCATTATATACAGCTGTAGGAAATACCACTGCTCTTACACTTACAACAGGTACTACACCTACAGTGGCACCTGCACCAGGCTTTCCTATCAATGTTAGTCCATATTCATGGTATGGTAGCGCAAATAGATTGGGTTTATTTGATTCTCAAAATGGATTCTTTTTTGAATTTGATGGTCAAGATGTGTATTGTGTTAAACGTTCAAGCACTACACAACTTAGTGGTACAATTGCAGTACCAGCTGGTTCAAATGTAATCACTGGAACAAGTACAAAATTTAGCAAAGAATTAAAAACAAATGATTTCATTGTTATTCGTGGTATGAGTTATATTGTACAGTCTATTGCTTCTGATACTAGCATGTTCATTTATCCTGAGTATAGAGGTAGCGCCACTATTGCTGGTGGTGCAGTTGTTAGTAAAACAATTGATACAAGATTCAATCAAGCTTCATGGAACATCGACAAACTGGATGGATCCGGTTCTAGCCAATACAATTTAGATTTAACCAAAATGCAAATGTTCTATATGGACTTTTCATGGTACGGTGCCGGTGCTATTAGATTTGGTATGAAAAACAATCGTGGTGAAGTTATTTACTGTCACAGAATACCAAATAACAACTTAAATACTGAAGCATATATGCGTTCAGGTAACATGGTGGCTCGTTATGAAACAAATTCATTTGCACCAACAACACAATTAACTTCTACTTTAAGTAGTGGTATTACATCCTCTATGACAGTATCAGAGACAAGTGCTTTTCCAAGTGCTGGTATATTGATGTTGACACAATCAGGAAATACTAATGCTGTTGTTGAATTCATTCAATACACAGGCAAAACAGCCACAACATTTACTGGACTGACTCGTAACTACCAAGGCGCTACTATAACTGGTGCAGGTTCTGCTGCAGGTGGTACTGCATCTGCAACTACATTTACGGTAACTGGTGCTACAAGTTCATTCCCTGCTGGTACTGCACCAATTAAAGTTGAACTTCATGGACCATCTCAAGCAAGTAGTATTGGTCATTGGGGTAGTGCAGTTATTATGGACGGTCGTTACGATGATGACAAATCATTGGTGTTCGTTGGTGGTATGAATAGAAACCAAACAATCGCCAACGTTGGCCAAGACATTACTGTGCCTCTATTGAGTATTCGTATCAGTCCAAGTATTGATAATGGTATTACCGGTCTATTAGGTTCACGTGAAATTATTAATCGTATGCAGTTGGTTATGCGTTCAATATCAACCATTAGTACAGGTACTAATATGACCTTTTTGATATCATTGAAACTAAATGGTCGTGTAAGTGCTGGTGCGTTTGCATCGGTTGGTGGTTCTAGTCTTGCACAAATTGCAGTACACCCATCAGGTACAACTATCACAGGCGGCGAAACCATTTACGGTTTCTATACAGCCAGCGGTGTTAACACAGAAGATTTGACTTTGGTTCGTGATTTGGGTACAAGTATTTTAGGTGGCGGCACAAGTTACGTATGTCCAACTACAGCAAATAACATTTATCCGGATGGTCCAGATATTGTTACGATTTGTGCAACAAACGTTACTAATGTTACAACAAACTCAATTGCAGCACGTATCAACTGGACTGAAGCTCAAGCGTAATATGTCAACTAAGAACTACTTAAAACATACAGTTACTGATACACCACCAACATTTTCGGATGTTGGTGATGAGTATTTTGATCCAAAAACTAATAGACTGTATAAAAAAGTAATTTATAATGGAACAAATGTTGCATACTCACAAATCATTTCAACTGGTATTGATGGTAATGTTCCTATTACCGGGAATATTACATTATCATCAAGTTCAGGTGGTATAACATTTGGTGACGGAACAGTACAAACAACAGTATTTTCTGGTGGTACAATACCGGGTCAATTAACTGTAGGCGCAGTATCGTCTAATGTATCCATCAATACAGCCACTGGTTCTTTGATTGTTGTTGGTGGCCTTGGTGTATCTGGTAATATATACTCAGGTAATATTTTATTTTCAACAACTTCAAGTGGTGTAACATTTGGTGATGGTACAAGACAAACTTCGGCTAAACCAAGAGTTTATGCAAATAATACAAATTCAGGCACATACGTAATAGACACAAACTCTTACGATATGGTTGTTATTACAAATCAAAGTTCAACAATCTCATCTATTACAACAACCGGAACTCCTGCCAATGGTCAAAAATTGATAATTTCTATTACAGGCACAACCACATGTGGTTTTACACTAAGTTCTTCAAATTTTGAAGCATCAACAGTAGCGTTACCAACAACGACAGCTGGGACTGCTCGTTTAGACGTTGGTTTTATTTGGAACGTAGCCAACACCAAGTGGCGTTGCGTGGCCACGGCTTAATCATGGCTACAACTAAATATATTTTTTATCAAGGAGCAGGTTATGTAAACTTTATAGTCCCTTCTGATTTTGGTTCACTTGTTTCATTAGAAGCTTTGGGTGGAGGGGGCGCAGGTTTTTATGGTCAACCCAGTCAATTGGCTGGCGGCGGTGGTGGTGCTTATTCAAAAACTCTTGGTAGCTCAGTAACAGTACCAATTGTTGCTGGCGTAACTACTGTTTATTGCCTTGCCCCAGCTGCAGCAAATAGTAATGAACTTTACTTTAGTTGGATTGCTATTGGAGACGATACTGGTCGGCCAACTTCTACTACATATGGAGTATCGGCACAATTTGGCTCAAGCACAGCAATTAACGTAGGTGGTGCTGGTGGTTTGGCTAGTTCTGGAATAGGGGATATTAAATATAGTGGTGGTACTGGTGGAGCTGGAAGCACTAGCTCAAGAGGTACCGCCGGCGGGGGCGGCGGTGCGGCTGGACACCAAGGCAACGGTGGTGATGGAGGTGCGGCTTATAACCTTACAAATAGAGGGCATGGTGGTGGTGGAGGTACTAACAATGGTTCTGCTGGTAGTGCTGGAACTTCTTCTGCTGGTGGTGCGGGTGGTAGCGGCGGTGGTGGAACTGCCGCAGGAGGTGCTGGCGGTACTTCTGCTTCACCAAGCGGTGGTTTTGGATTTAATAGTAGTAGTGGTGCTGGTGGCGGCGGCGGCGGTTATGGCGCTGCTGGATTATCCACTGGTGGCGTTGGTAGTAGTTATACTCTTTATTCTAATGCAATTACTGGTGTTGGTGATGTAAAGATTGGCGCTGGCGGTGGAGGTGGTTATGGTGGTACTTTAAGCCCCGGGGCTGGTAGGGGTGGAACTAACGTATTCGGCGCAGGATATTTAGGTACTGGCAGTGATGGATGGGTTTTATTTACTTACCTTACCGCAGATACAGTTACAAAGGGCAACTTTTTTTCGGTTTTCTAAAGTAAAATCACGACAAACTAAGATAAAAAATGGCATTAACTAGAATACAACCATCAGCATTAGACAAAACATTAAATTATACCGCAAATACGTTTTCGGCTAATTACATTACGTTTGGTGATGGTACAAGTCAAACTTCGGCTAAACCAAGAGTTTTAAGTGCTGCCAGTCCAACTAGCCCATTAGCACCAGACTTTAGTTTATATGATATTTATGCTATTACTGGTTTAACAACTGCGTTAACTATTAATGCACCAACAGGAACTCCTGTAGACGGTAATAAACTAATTTTTAGAATTCTTGATAACGGAACAGCGAGAGCTTTAGATTTAAGTGCTTACACGGCTGTTGGCGTAACGCTTCCCACAACAACTGTTGCTAATAAAACAACTTATGTAGGTTGTATTTACAACGCCTATGGCGCTAGTGGTACTGGTCGTTGGGATGTTATTGCAGTAGGTACACAGGCTTAATCATGGCAACAAGATTTTGGGTTTCTGGTGGCAATGGGAATTGGTCAAGTACAACCAATTGGTCTGCCAGTTCTGGGTCTGGGTTAAATGGGGCGTCAGTACCCGGTTTTGCAGATACGGCAATATTTAATTCTTCTTCTGGTTCTGGCACTGCAACACTAGATTCAAGCGTGACACTTAATGGCTTAACAATGACTGGTTTTACTGGTACATTGGCATTTGGCACAAATACGATCAGTTTAAATGCGGCAACAAGTGGATTTACTGGCGATACAACTTATAACGTTACGGGTACACCATTATTAATTAGTACATATACTGGAAGCTCATCTAGATCATGGGCAATGGGAGCAACATCAGAAACAAAAAGTATAAGTGTCAATATTTCGTCTGGTGCTGGTAGTGTTTATATTACTGGCAATGTAAGAAATTTAATTTTCAGTGGCAGTTTTACTGGTGTTTATAGAGATAATACAAACACAATTTACGGGGATTTGACATTTAAAACAGGAATGTCTATTACATCTGTTACTGGTGCATCAACCAGAACTTTTGCTGGAACAGGTGCTGTTGGTAACAGTGTTCAAAAAATAACAAGTGCGGGATTAGTTTTAGATTTCCCAGTTACATTTTCAGGAACTTCTACCTATCAATTACAAGATGCTTTAACAATTGGTAGCTTAAGATCAAGAACAGTAACATTAACAACGGGTACTATTGATTTAAATAATAATGATTTAACATTATATGGAGTTTTTTCTTCAAGTAATACAAACACTAGGTCTATTGCTTTTGGTACAGCATCAATAAAAATGACTTACACTTCTGGTCAAATATGGGACTGTGCAACAATAACTAATTTTACAAGAACAGGCTATCCGTTAGTTCAGTTTACTGCGGCGGCGGCCAGCACTTTAACCGTTAGCCACGGACAAACTAGTAGTTCACCTTCTAATGAAGATACTTCATTTTCTTTTGCTTTTACAGCAGGTTCGCCTGTAATACTTTTTTCAGCAAATTGTCTTGATTTAATAAATACATCTACAGGTACTAGAGCATCGGGCTCATTAGGCGTTGTTCGGCTGTGGGGTGGATTTACTGGAAGAAATATATTTGGTAATTTGTATTTTGACTCAACAAAATCGGCTGTACAAAATATAAATATGACATATTCTCCATTAGCAAACTCTACCGATTATTATAATTATTCCTCTACTATAAGTAGCGGTAATTACCAATTAACTGGAAACTCACAATTTTCAAGTATCTATCTTTTTAACTGTACATTTTCTCAAAATGGATATAGCTTAACTACTCAAGATTGGTCTGCAACATCTTGTATCTCAATAACATTAAATAGCACAATAAACTTAGTTTGTAATTTTACTGGTACTGGTTGTGGATTCAGATTTTATAGTATACCAGCAGGAGTTGTAAACAGTACTGGATTAACACTTAATTATTCTGGTACAACTGGTCAATATACTAATTTTGGCGGGCCTACTACGGATGCTGATGGTAACCCTGGATTTAGCGCATATAATTTTATTATTCCAACATTTAATAATAATTGCCCTTATTTAGCATTTTATGACATAACCATAACTAGTTTTACAAATAATTATAGCGGTGCACACATATTATTTCATGAAGATCAAACATTTTATGTTACTAATTTAACTTTATTAGTGCCATCCATACTTTCAAACTATGATAGTTCATTGGCGCCCGGAATTCTTTCTAAGTCTAGCGGCACAGTATCTGTAAGTAATCAACAAATTTCACACCTTCGTGCAACGGGTGGCGCATTGTGGTTAGCACCAACCAGTGCTGGAAATGTGGATGGTGGAATTAATACTGGTTGGATTTTTGGGGCTTATAGTGTAAACAATAGTAAATTTTTGGCATTTTTCTAAAGTAAAATCACGACAAACTAAGATAAAAAATGGCATTAACTAGAATACAACCATCAGCATTAGACAAAACATTAAATCAGGAGGTGCAGATAACAACGTTAACGTTCAAGACACGGGCTTTAATGGTACTCTTGGAGTTGTACGAATTGTATGGGGTGCTGGTAGAGCATTCCCTAACACCAACATTTCAACAGTCAATTCATAATACATTACATAAATACCCCCAATAGAGGGGAAAATAAATGGCCACAATAACATCAAGAAGCGCTTTTAAAGATTACTGTCTACGTAGACTAGGGTTTCCTGTCATTGAAATCAACATTGATGACGACCAGGTGGAAGACCGTATTGATGATGCGCTCCAATATTGGCAAGATTATCACTTTGATGGTCTACAAAAAGTTTATTATATTAAAAAGATAGACCAAACAGATATCAATAACAAATATTTGGACATATCACAAGCAAAAGACTCATCAAACAATGCATTACAAATTGCTGGTATCACCAGAATATTTCCTGTAACTGATTCACAATCATCTATCAGTATGTTTGATTTGAGATACCAGTTACGTCTAAATGAATTGTATGACTTTACATCTGCATCATACATCAACTATACGATGACACAACAACATCTACGTTCACTTGAATTGATGTTCTCTGGTGAAGTACCAATCAGATTCCAAAGACATATGCAAAGGTTGTATATTGATTGGGCATGGGGTTATTCAGAAGCACCAGTAGGTACCACAGTTATTGCAGAATGTTATGCAACGATTGACCCAACAATCTATGTACAGGCATGGAATGACCGTTGGTTAAAAGAATATGCCACTGCATTAATCAAACGTTCTTGGGGTAACAACCTTAAAAAGTTTAATGGTATTCAATTGCCAGGTGGTGTTACACTTAATGGTGACAAGATTTACCAGGAAGCCACTGATGAAATCAATGTTCTACACGCTGAGATTGGTGATAAGTACGGCGCCCCGCTAGAATTCCTACTCAACTAATATGGCAACCTCCGTCTATTTTAACAACTATAACTCGTTAGCAGAACAACGGGTAGTGGAAGATTTGATTACAGAATCCATAAAAATTATGGGTTTTGATGCATATTATTGCCCTATATTTAATGAGGAAGACCGAGACATTCTTTATGGTGAAGATCCGGTTAAGAAATTCAATTCAGCATTTCCAGTAGAATTCTATCTATCAAGTTCTATGGAATATGGTGGTGAAAAAGAATTCTTTTCTAAGTTTGGCCTTGAGATTAAAAATAACATCAATGTTATCATCTCTAAACGTTCTTTCTCACAACGAGTACCACAATCATTATTCACCAGACCAAGAGAAGGTGATTTAATTTATGTACCATTTCTGAACGGTACTGGTGAATTGTTTGAGATTAAATTTGTCAATCAGACCAAAGACTTCTTCATGTTAGGTCGTAAGATACCATATTACTACGAACTTGAAATGGAGAAATTCAAATATTCACAAGAACGTATTTCTACTGGTGTATTTGAGATTGATGATGTAGCCACACAATCAGCATATACAATTGATTTGACACTTACTAGAGGTGCAAATAACTATACACAAAAAGAAATTGTATTTCAATCTAATGACAATACGTATGCAAACGCAATCGTTACCGCAACAGTACAACACTGGAGTAATACATCTAATACATTAAGTGTTTCTAATATTACTGGTGATTTTGTAAATAATAAACTTGTGATTGGTGTAACAAGTAACGCAAGACATACGTTGACTACATTTGATCCATTGGCAGATGCAAGTAGAAATGAAGTGTATGACAATCAACATATCTTTGGTGAAGCCAATACAATTATTGACTTCTCTGAAATTAATCCGTTTGGAAGTATCTAATGTCAACACCATATTACAATAGAACAATTAGAAAACTTGTAGTAGGTTTTGGTAATCTATTTAATGATATTAAATTGGTCAGATATAATCCAGACCTGACAGAAGCCGAAAGATTTTTGGTACCTATTGCATATGCATCCAAAGAATCATATGTAATGAGATTAGAAGAAGATTTGGCACTAGACAAAAAAGTTCAGATGACTTTACCTAGATTTTCATTTGAAATGATGGGTCTATCATATGATTCTTCCAGAAAACAAAATACAAATATTAAAAATGTTGCATACTCAAGTGCTGGTTCGATATCTCAATATAATCCAGTACCATACAATTTTGATTTTAATTTATATTTGTATGTTCGTAACATTGAAGATGCTACACAAATACTAGAACACATTATACCATTTTTTACACCTGATTATACCATTAAAATAAATATGGTACCAGAAATGGGAATAATTAAAGAAATACCTGTCATATTAAATAGTTGTACTTCTGATATAACTTATGAAGGCAATCGTGAAAAAGATCCAAGAATGATTATTTGGACTTTGAATTTTACAGTCAAAGGACATATATTTGGTAAGTCATCAAGTACAGGACTTATTACTCATTCTATTACTTCAATATACAATATAATTTCTGATGGTGACATTGTTGAATTCTCTATAAATGCTGCATCAGGTACTGGAACATATCAGATTGGTGAAACCGTCTATCAAGGTTATACACCACAAACTTCAATAGCAACAGCTAAAGTTGTATTATGGACAAACAATAAACTACATCTGACAAATATAAACGGAGACTTCGTTTCAACGCAACCTATATATGGTGTGAATACTTTGGCAAATTATAAGTTTACTTCTTATAACCTTGTACCTAAGAAATTTGTACAGATTGATGTAACTCCAAAACCATCAACAGCAAATGCAACGAGTTCTTATACTGCAAATACAGTGATTACTGAATATAAAGTATAATGTTTTCAATTAAAGGTTTTTAAAAATGGCAAAGACGTTACAACTTAGAAGATATCCAACATCAACATTGTCTAGTATTACTGGTGCCAATGGTGAAATTATCATTGATACCACAATAAAAACAGTAACAGTGCATGATGGTTCTACTGTTGGTGGTATAACTTTAGCAAGAAATTCTGATTTAGCCAATGCGGTAAGTAATATTTCAACAGATTTTGTAAAAACAAATTCTGCTTTTAATCAAGCCAACTCAGCTTATATTCAAGCAAATGCTGTATATGCTCAATCAAATAATTATGTTTGGCCAGCAGCAAACTCAGCAGGCCTATATGCTAATTCTGCATATGCTCAATCAAATACTTGGGTATGGACAACAGCCAATTCTGCTGGACAATATGCTAACGCTGCATATGCTCAATCAAATAATTATGTTTGGCCAGCAGCAAACTCAGCAGGCCTATATGCTAATTCTGCATATGCTCAATCA